CTCTAATAATTTCTCTATTCTATACTGTTCATCTCCAGAATAATTAGCCAATACATCTTGAAATTCTTTAGTAGTTTTTATAACTGCTTTAATTGTATTTGCAGTAACCTCACCATTATCAGAAAAGGTTTCTATTGTTCTATTAAGTTGCTCTATTTCACCTCTTGCTTGTGCAGTTTTTAAAGCCCATCCTGCAATAACAGCACCTACAGTTATAAACCAAGTTAATGGATTTTTCGCTAGTAGCAATAAAGCAGCATTAACTGCTTTTATTCCACCTGCTAATACTGTAAAAGCACCAGTAGCACGAATAGCTACAAATGTCATAGGTATTAAAGATCCTATTAAAACATTTGTTGCAGCATTAGTCGTAGTCATTCCAAGTATGATTTCTTGCAAGGTGTCGTTTACAGATTTTAAGACTGGAAGTGCATTTTCACCAATTTGAATTTGTAATTCATTAAATGTATTTTTTGTAACTTCTAATTGTGATTGAAAAGTTGAATATCTTTTTATTGCCTCATCAGTTGCCGCAGTGTTTTCTTCAAAAGCATCTCGACCTGTTCTAATAGATCTTTCAAGTAGATCACCAGCCTCAGCCAAACCTAATATAGCAAGAGTTGTTCTTCTTTGAGAAAGACCTAACTTTTCAAGCATTGTAATAACATCGCCACCTTGAGCATTTATACCTGCAAGTCCCTCAATAAATAATTGTGCTGCTTTTGCTGGATCTTCACCAAATAATTGTGCAAAGTTTTCAGATGCTACTTTTCCTGATTGTGCAGCAATATCTGCAAACATCTTAGCTTCATCACCAGACTGAATAATTGCAGATTGTATAGATTGAAATACACGAGCAACAGCAGTACCACCAGCCTGAGCTGGAACACCAATAGCTTGCAAAGCTGTAGCAAATGCAAGAGCATCTTGAGTAGTAGCGCCTACCTGTGCTGCTGCCTGAGCAATACGCAAAACAGTAGTCATGATTTCGGACTCGGTTGCTGCGAAGTTGTTTCCGAGATCAACTATTGTTGATGCTACATTTTCAAATGTTTCACCATTAGTTTGTGCGATAGCATCTAATCGTGCAAGACCAAGTGCTGCATTATCAACTGTTAAGTTTGTAGTAGTAGCAAGAGTCGAAACTGTTTGAATAAACGATGGTAAATTTTGAACAGCTATACCTAACTGACCACCTAACTCACCAATCCTTGCAAGCTCAGTAGTGCTTACAGGTATTACTGTGGACATTCTTATAATAGACTGTCCTAATTCTGCAAACTGCCTCTCACTTGCTTCAACTGTTTTTCTTATACCTGCAAATGCTTGTTCAAAAACTGTTGCTGCTTGTGCAGCTTTCATAAACTCGAAACCTACTGCTGCAATACCAACCATCATGGTTGATAGTTGTGCGTATCTTATAGATTGGAATTTTTTAGAGGCTTCTGTTTGTGCTTTACCACCCTCACGAATTTCTTTTTGCAGGGTATCGTATTCAGGTGTAGCACCTAAAATAAGTTTTAAAAAACCAACCTTAGCTTGAGCCATCGTTTCTACCTATCGCTTTCTGATCTAGCAACATTTGATCAATAGATGTTGCTTGTCGAGTTCTGTGTGATCTGCCTCTACGCTTATCAAGTTCTTCTTTCCACCAATCTTTTGGTGGCTCATCTGAAAGATCATCTAAATTACCTTCAGCGTAGGCTTTATAATAAGGTGCAAAAAACAAAGAACTGTCTAGTGGCATTGTACCAAGCAATCTGTAAAATTTACGCCATTCCAGTTCGAGTGGATTTGATATGCTATAAATTTTTTGAAAGTCCGATTCGACTAAAGACCATTTTTCTGCAATGTCTTCAGGCGAGAAACTTATTTTGGGGAATCACCCTCATCCTCATCTTCAGTTGTAACAGCATTTAGATCGCCAGGTGTCAAACCATAAGCTGACAATAAAAATGTTGATATTTCTTGTAAGGTATTGAAATCGACTTTGCTAGATATTTCTTTGAAGTTATCTTCTCCCATAATCGAAATAAACCAGTTAGGTAGATCTGGTGCTGCGATTGCGCCATCCTCTCCCATAAAACTTAGTTGGTCTAAGACCACCTTAGCTGAAAGAAATGGTGGAAACTCATATTTCTCACCCTCTATTTCGACCACTACTGGATCTTCTATTAGAGCGTCTTTCGCAGCACTAAAATCTTTATATCGTTCTGTCATATACTATTCCTCCCATCGTGTATTAATTATGACTAATTGACAGCTCCATCTGTTGTAGCGTTAGTGTTGTCAATTATCTTGAACAAATTTTGTTTCCCATTGGTTGTACCAACAGATGTTGATGCTGAATCTGGAACTAATATTTTAAATTCCACAGCAAGAACTACTTTCTGAGGGGCTTTTTGATGAGCCATTTGGAAAGCACCGACATTAACTGCTCTAGGAATATGAAAATGTCTTATTGCACCACCAGGACCTTCTGTCACTAATATAAGTGATTTTTCAGTGAAGTCATCTGTTGATGGTGGGACATAAGTGTCAAATCCTGAAGCAAAGTCAGTTGTATTATCTTCAGTGATTGTACCACCACCGAAGGCTTCTTTCATTGCTGTTAAACTTGCTTGTGCAAGTGTTCCAGTTAATCTGATCTCTTGTGCAGTCTTTACAGACTTAATAGGATCAATTTCTTCTGCGACCATAATGTCTTCAAAAGTTTTGTCATATTCAAGAGTCCAGCCATCTTCGGAATATCCAACATCAGTCCAAGCTGAATCGAGATCAGCCCATGCTGTTGCTGTACCTGTATCTTCTGTAGGAAAGGTACTACCTTTAGCACCTACATAAAGAACACCAGTTCCAATGAGAACATCAGATATTGTACCTGAAGTGTTATAACTTGTTGTAGCCATAAAGTTCTCCTAACTTATACTTTTAATATGTTTGCAAACATATCTATTCTTCTTCAGATCCATACCAATCTTCAGAAATTTCCTCAGCTACCTCATCGCTGTCATCTTCAGTGTTGTCCACTAAAGATACAGTCTGATCAACTTTCTTGACTTCCCAATCTTCGCCCTCTGCAATGAGTCTTGGTATGCTTAACTCACCCCATAAACGACCTTTGGATTCTTTTAGTCTTTTCCAGTCAGTCCCATTAACTTCTGTCCAATCATCTTTGGTAAATGTTAAACCACTAACCTCATCACCGACTGAATCGGCAGGGTATATTGGATTAACTTTAACTTTATATTTTGCCATATTTACCTCAGAAGTAATATTAGACAAATAATTTGCAGATTAGTGTTATTCGCTGTGTCGGTAAGTCATTTCAACTATTAACTCAAAATTAGCTATTAATAGTTCATCTTCTTCAATTCGTGCAGGTCCACTAGCAAGTTCAAAACCATAGATCTTCGCTTTTGTACCACCAGATGTTTCTACAAAAGCTGATCCTGCATTATGTAAATTTTTGAAAAGTGCTTGTGCTACATTGCTGGCAGTAGTGTAATCTGGCTCTGATTTTGTGCCATCACCACCCCACCTACCTGCATAACAGTTAGCAATCATTGTTGTAGATAATATACCTACTTGTGAGCTAGGATTTACAAATGCAGATCCACCATTTCTTATAACTATAAAAGGTAATGTAGGGGACTGAGGAAGTCTTGTAGCTATTCTTGTTGATACTAAATCAGTAATTTCTGTTTGATCTAATAGATACTGTCTATAAATAATCTCTGGATCAGGTGGAACACTAGCATTACTTAAACCAAAATTAGACATCTGAATACCCCATGTTTCTTAAAGTTATTTTATCTTGCTCTGTCATATTTTTACCTGATAATTCAAAAGAATCCCAACCAGGATTAGCAGGTTGTAAATACTGTGGATTAACGCTGTTCAGAGGTCGTTTTTCAAATCTAAAGTTTGGATGATGACTTGTTTGTATAATATATTTTTTTGGTATATTATCATACAAGCCAGCCATTACTGCTTGACCAAACCACCATTTTTTCTGTGCAGAAATCCATTGATCTGTTTTCATTATTCCAAATTTTCTCAAATCGTATTTACCACCAAAAACTGTTTTCCACCAATAAGGTGCTA